ATAACATCCCCCCCCACCTGTTGTCCTCTTGTCTGTTTGCTGTAGCTTCGCTCGCCTTCATTCAAGACTTGCACTTTGAGACTGGAATCTTACACGGACTTCTCAAGCCTGTCCGTGGCGTGATTGAGAAGCACGAGAATGCTATCAACCGCAAGTACAAGTGGGTCTGGACTGCCGAGGAGGTCGTTGCTGCTGTTACAGCGACGGGCTTGGTGTCTGCTGGCGTTGGTCTGGCAGTCCATGCTGCAGGAGTAGCACTTGGTCCAGTTACCGGTGTTGCCCTTGTTGCGGGAGGTATTGCTACCATGTGTGCTGCCGCCTGCGCCTCCAAGTTCGGGAGATCTGACGAATTTCAGAACTACCGAGCGAACAGATCCTCAAATGGACCTCGCACTGCTGTCATCCCGCTGCCTAGGGGTGTCCAGCTCCCTGCGACCGATCCAGTCAAGACTGTTGAGGAACTGTCTTCCATGCCAATGGACCCGTCGGCCAAGGTAGAAATACAAGACCCGACGGCTTCAAAGGAAGCCACTGATGCACCTGCTGTCAGACCTGGTAACGCCAGTGCTAGTGTATCTTTAATTGCCGACAATCTCAAACGTGGTATCTTACGGGAGCCACGGCCTCTCAGATGGGAAGAGCTCATGCCTCTCATGCCTGCGGGTATCATAACTGATATTGCGATTCCTGTCGTGCCGTCGAACACCTCCCATTCTGCCATCTCCACAATCCACGAACGCATTACCAAATGCGGGCCCTACGGCCGTGGCCAAGTTGATGAAGAGCTGTTCAGCAAATTCCGACGCTGGGTGATTCAGAATCTACCTGAGTTGGGTCTCTATCCTGGCTGTGTGAAACGCATATCTTTTGATGATTGGAATATTGTCTATCCCAAAGGAAAACGTGAGGAACACAAGCTTGCGGCCAAGCAGGTCGCTTGCGATGACAGTGTCTTACCGGATCGTATCCATGACAGAAAACTGTTCACCAAGATTGAGTCATTGTCAAAATCCACTGAAGATGGAGTCGCCAAACTGGCACCGCGAGGTATCCAGGCTGGTTCGGACATTCATAATGTGGTGACTGGGCGGTTCTGTAAGTCGTTTTCCGGCGTTCTCAAACGTGTCTGGAGTGTGGCTTCCGCTAAGGGGTTGATGTACACGTCTGGTGCTTCCGCAGAGGACATCGGACGGGCCTTTGAACAGTCGCTTGAAAATTGCCCTGGTTACTCGATCTTAGAAGGAGACTTTGCCCGCTTCGATTCGACTATCCACCGCTTTTTCCTTGAGCTCGAGGCTGAGATTTATGCTTGGCTCGGTTGCTCCCCCCGTGAATTTGCAGCTTTCATGCAGTGCATCAACACGCGTGGTCGGGACAAGTGGAAAAACAAATACAAGGTTGATGGCGGTCGTCACTCAGGTGACCACAACACGTCCTGCGGTAATACTCTTATCCAGGGCCTGGCCATTATGTTTTGCTTGGCGTATCATCATGCCACCCTCAACGATGGGGTACTGCCGTCTTACGTGCAGTTATGCGAATTGTATCATCTTGCCATGTTTGCACTTGGCGATGACAACCTGTTGGTAGCACCTGATGCTTTCTTGGCTAGTTTGGGCCCTGAGGCAAAGGTTTTGGTGGACTTGCTCCTCCGTCTTGGTCTTGAGCTGGAACCTAAACTTCACGTTGGTCCCAATGCTCGTTACCATGCTACCTTTTGTTCTGCACATTTTTATCCTGTTGAGGGTGGGTGTGTGCTTGCCCCTGGTGTGGGCCGTGGTCTTGCCAAGTCTGGATATTATGTAAATCCGCCTGCTGGTGTCGCCGTTGAGCAGTTGCTCCGTGCTGATGCCATCGGAAAACGGCAGGACTGCTGGTTTGTTCCTTTTCTCGGTCCCATGTGGAAGAGAACCCTTGAGTTAACACAACAGTTCTCAGGGAAGGAGGTGATCTCCAAGGACATGACACGCCAGAAGCTTCACAATGCACATGCCTCTAAAACTTTTGAGGCCAACGACCAGACCTATGAAATGGTGGAGGCCGTTTGGGGTTTAACCCGTGCTGATGAGGAGGAGTATAAGAAACTCCTTGCAAATGTGAAGACTCTGCCCTGTATTTGTACCATGACCAAATTTCGTGCCGCTGCCATTGCAGACGGTATGGTTGATGATGTACGTGCAGAGGCTAGTGCGCTTGTGGAGGAGGAGAAGTACCCTGAACCAACCCCCCCACTTGCTGACACACCAGTGCAGTGGTGTTCCGTCTGTAAAGCCTCGACTGTGTCGGCTTGTACATGTGACGGGAACACTCCTGCTGGTGTGACTACCCGTACCGCCCAGGGTTGGGTTGAAAGGTTTCGTTCGTTCGTTGCCGGCCAGCCCCCTGTGGAGTACCACTCAGTTTTGGGAGAATCCGATGAGTCACTAGGTGATCACGGAGTCGTCTCCCAGGTCTGGGATTCGTAAGGTGATCCTGACCTTTGGCTGAAAGCGGAATTGAGAGTACTCTTCCGTGAGTAACCCAAAGTGTAATGTGGCCTACTGATACTAGGTAGCAGGTTCCAAGCCCTGATAAACACAGAGGACACCTTTGCCGCCCACTCTATTCCTGGGGTGTGGGTTGTGATGGATAGGGGAGCGCGTAGCCCGGCCCTCGTGGTCTGCTCTTCGAGGGCAAGGCGCGTAAGTAAGATTTCAGATCTGACTCTGGAATCGCTCTCTTCCCCCCGTCCTGCGTCGACTTTACGTCCGCATTCTCTTCTCTCTTCTTTGTTCTGTTGCCACTATGCCTGGTGGCAAGAAGAAGACTGTCAAACCTTCCAAATCCATGATCCAACGCATGGAACACCTTGAGAGTAAGCTCGGTGCAGTATTAGTTGGTCGGGCAAACCATGGAAAATTGGCCAAGGCTATCCATGGGAAACAGCTTGCCCGCAAATCTGGCACCGGCCGTCTTGGCCTGGGTGCCCGTCCTTCTGGTTCAGTGAATCGTAAGTCGTTGCCTCTAGAAGAGGATGAGTACATCTGTGAAATTAATGGCTCATCCGCTTTCGCAACAACGGCTTTTCCCATCAATCCTGGCCAGGTCACAACTTTCCCCTGGGGCTACCGTTTGTCCCAGCTCTATGAGGAGTACGACTTCGAAATGTTGGAGTTTTACTATAAGCGAGAGGTCTCCGAGTTTGCAACACAGGGAGACTCCGGAAAGATCATTCTTAGCATCGACTACGATGCCATGGACCCACCGCCCACATCCAAGCAACAAGTTGAGGATACCCAACCTCACATGGATGGCATGCCATGTACTCCAGAAATACGACTTCGCGCTGACTGTGCGTTGATGCGTAAGAATCCTGGAAAATACGTGCGTGTTGGATCTCAGGTAGCTAATACCGACCTGAGAGTCTATGATGCTGGTACGTTGTATGTCTCTACCCAGGGATGTACCAACACCAACGTCATTGGTGAGCTCCGTGTTAGATACAAGGTCAAGCTCAAGGTACAAGTACTGAACCCTGCACTGGGTGCTCAGTCCGTGTACCACTCGTCGGCAGCCACATGTGCGGCCGGCAACTTGGCCTTTTCTGGTATGGTTGCACAACCTGGATCAAATCTGAGTATTTCATTGGGTAACTCAGGTGGTAACAGCTTTTTCTCGCTCCCTCAAGGAGCGCCTGGAACTTACGTCGCAGTTTTCCAGGCCGAACAGCCTCAGTACACTTTTCCAGGTACCATCTCTTTCACCTATTCTGGTGGAAGCACAGCGACTTCGCTGTGGTCATACGGTGGGGCGCGTGATGCCACTAGTTACATCATCACTTCTCCTCCTGGTTCTGCCTCTGATAGCTACTGCGCCATGGTTGCCTTTACCAACAATGGCAGCGCTGGTAGTGTGTTTATCACGGGTTTTACCACCACGTACACGTGTAGCACCGATCTTTGGGTGTTCCAACTTCCCCCGTCGTTGGTCACTCTCCCTGCTCCGTCTCGTTCAAACATCTATGACACGATGGCTCGGCGTATCACCCAACTTGAGGCCATGCTCCCAGCAGCTGAACCCAAGTGTGACGCCCGTGACGGTCTGCTTCTTGCGCCGCCACCGCTCGTTAGGAATAGTTCGAGCAGCTCTTCTGGCCTGAATGATGTTCAGGTAGCAGCAATGTACGCCAAGCTTACTGCACTTGGCGTCATACCGGAAGATGACTCGCCTGTTGCTGTCGCAGGCGCAGACGGAATCGTTCGCATTTCTCAGGCTGACGCTATCCGTCCAATGGGCATTTCGACGTCCGCCCCCCCGCCATCAGCGGGGCTACGCAAGTTGCTCGGCTTGCCTTAGATTGAAAAGAGCACCCCCACAATTCTTAGTCTACGGGCTAGGTGAAACTCCCAAATGTGAAAGGATGAAACAGTTCCCACACGCGATTGAGTAGCCAAAACCCTAAAGACATAGACACTAGGTTCCAATGCCTAGCGCCGTTTCCCATAGTTTCTTGCATCGTCGGACTGTTTTTGGAGCACAGCTTTTCCACCCCACCGGTTGAGCTCTGTTTCATTGGTTCGTCAGTTGCATTGTTACCTTGGTGCTTAGCGGATTCTGAGGAGGTCGGCCAGCTCTTGCGCGCTGGTTGGTATTACTGCAAAGTCGCACCCGCCCTAGGAGTCAAGGTCTGATGAGATAGACCTTGCCCCATCCCATGGGCCGGCTGTATTTGAGTGCTTTCTGGTTTTCGGTTATCCAGTGGGCTCATCTTAACGTGTGTTTTAGTGGTCCGCAAAGTAAATGCGGAGCTGTGAAACCTCTTGAACTTCATCTTGCTTAAAGATTTTCCTGCGTCCAACTAATCCACTCAAGCTCTGGTGTCGTTGATGCTCCGGGGTGATTCGTAGCATTGGTGGTTCTTGCACATACACACGACCTTTTATCCTCTACCTTCCAAGCTCGAACCCTTGTTTGCCTAACCAACAGCATCGGTGCTCTGCGGCTGAGGACTGACCCGACGATGGGATAATTCGCCGGAGATATTTTACTACCACCTGAAAATGTTTTAATAAC